ACTCTTAGCACTTAACTTACCACCAATCAATTCTTCTTTACCTTCTATCATAACTTTTTGAACACCATTAATGCCACGCCATATAGGTCCTAAACATTTCCATATATCGTAAGCGTCATTCTCTTCCCATCTTTTTTTAGGGGCTTCAAATCCATAACTACCACAAGCCAATCTTAAATCTTGCATGAAATAATTTGATACATCATTGAATGTACTGGCACCATTTACTAAACCAAGACCATACTTCTCATAACTATATTTGTAGTCATCATATTTTTCAAACACTTCTTTTTCAACTTGTTCTTGAGGTATACAGATATTGCTTGTATCAAAACTTTTTAAGGCATGAAAAGACTTTCTCATATCATCTTTACTTATTTCTTTGAGAGGAAATACAGGCCTTTCACTTGCAATATAGTCAGCAAGATGTGTTCTCATTTTGTCTTTGCCGTAGGTTTTGTTCAGTAATTCAAATGACTTGTTGTCTAGTAGAGGTAGTTTATCATCACTAGCAGCGTTTAAAAGACGGTTATATAGTGTGTTATCTCTAGTATAATGTGTAAATGCATTTTCTTTCATATTAAAAAAATAAATCCAATGTGGACTGCCTTTCAAAGTTCCAACCAATTGCCTTAACAATAAATCGTAACGGTTCTAAAAATGACTTATCAAACTGATTATCATAATCAATATATTTGTGTAAGTCAAACTCTTTTGGTAATACACCAATAAAAGATATTACATCTTGATGTAAAGTATTAGGTTCTTTTAATTTAATAAACTTAATCTTATCACCCTCTTGTATCTTCTCATACTTTGTTAACCTTTTATTTTTGAGTATATTATTATATAGTAATGCACCCCTTACATGAATTGGGCAACCTTTTAAATATATATCTTTTGTTGAAGAATACTTTTTAAGATTATTGCATGAACGAGGATAAGCAACTTCTTCTGGCGGTAATGTTTTAAAATGTTTTCTGAAATCTTCTATGAATTGTATTAAGGTCGCCTCATCTTTATTCATAATAATTTTTAACGCCTCTTTAATCTTAACTCTACAAGGGGCAGGTGTAGATGATTTAACAGCTTCAATGCCCATGATTTTAAGTTTAGGTTCTTTTAAATCAACACCTTCTTCGTTGTAAACATTTAAAATATATCTTTTCTTAGCAGTCCAGATACCTTTGTTGGCGATTACTTCTCTTTTCATAATCATCTTTTGGTCAAATGCATTTACATATTTAGCAAGTTTATCAAAACTCTTATCAATAGCAGGTTGTAATGTTTCTTCACAGAATTTATCCATGACTTTTACAATCTTTCTTGTATTAGATTTATCTTTAAATATCTTATCAACAACTGTACCAAGTTTAACATAGATAGAATCAGTATCAGAAGCCACAACATAAACTATATCTTTTGTTTTCAATAAATTATTTAAAAACTTATTAACATCCCTTTCAATCCAACGAATAGTTAATTGACCTGCCATTGTAATACCTTCAGCATGTCTTACATCAAAATATCTAAAGTATTGATTACCAATAGCACCGTAAGCACTATTCAATGCAATCTTTCTTGCTAGTTGTATGTTATGATTTGTAGCAATTTCATTTTCGTATTTCTTATCACCAGTCTGTTGATACATAGATTTTGCTTCAAGCATTTTCTTTTTATATATCACTCGTTCTTGATAAAGTATATCCATTAATTCAGGAAGAAAACCTCGTTTGTCTGTTCTAAACTGAGCACCGTTTGGTGTTATAGTACGACCATCTAAATCAGATAAATCAGATTTTTCATTTAACATATCAACAACATTAACTTTATTAGGTTCAAATGCAACCATCGTTTCGGGAGATATATTATACTGCATAATCAAATGAGGATATAAACTATTTAAATCAAAACTAGCAATCCAATCGTGAAATCCTACAACTGGATCTTTCACATATGCACCTTCATAACCATCAGATGTTTTAGATTCTTGAACAGCAGGTGGTACGATATTTTTATCTCTTAAATGATTGTATATAATAGTATCCCAAACTCTAACTTGACCAAATACATCTTGATAGTTTACCTTTGCCTCATACGCCATCGTTAAATGTAAAGCAATCAACTGCATTTTATCTTCTAACTTATCAACCAGTTCAACATCTTGAATATTATACTCAACAAATAACTGATGGTCATTTTGATAAAACTCTTTGAAAGTATCAAATGGATTCTCTAGTTTATTTTCACCTAATTCTACTTCGCCAATGTAATCTAGTTTATAACTTTCACGCCTCACAAATGTATGCTTACGATATAGGTCAAGGTAATCTAAAGTAGAAACACCCATGATGTCCCAATACTTTTGTGTTCTAGCATATCCTAAAGATATAGCAGTTCCTTCAGATACAACACCCCACGGACTAAACTGTGAAAGGTATTCATCACCCATAAGATATTTAAAACGATTCATCAGATAAGGTATATCAAAAAACTTTACATTCCAACCAGTGATAATATCAGGTTGATACTTACACCAGAACTCTGTAAATCTATGTACTAAATCTATTTCAGTTGCACATTTTACATACTCTACATCATCACGGTCATTTACAAAATTACCTATGCCAAATACTTTGATGTTTTTTCTTGTATGGTCTTTTACTGTGATACAGATTAAAGGTTCTTCTGCCTTATCAGGATCAGGAAAACCATTTGCACTTTCACACTCAATATCAATAGTTAATATTTTAATTTGTTTTATATCCCAATCTATCTTATCAGAAAATTCATCTGCTATAAATGGATATTGATATCTTGTATTACCAAAGTATTCAAAATTGCTTACATCTTTATATTCTTCTATCCATCGTTTAGTATCAGATATACTTTTAAAAGTAACCTTATCAACACTACGACCATCTAAAGTTTTATACTTTGATTCTTTTTGTGTTGGAATAAAAAGAGAAGGCTTATAATTAATTCTAAACTTCTTATGACTACCATCTTTATCAACACCACGGACAAGTAATTTGCCACGATATGGTAAAACGCTAGTATAGAATTTCATTAATTATATTTGTGTATTATTAAAATGTTTGTTCAATGATTTTAGTTTATCTTCTGCTGTTGCTATTTGGTCAACTAGTTTATTCATTTCTTCTAGGTGTTGTGGATGTTCTCCGATACCTACAGGACTATCAAAATAAATAATCAATGTAGCATATGCACTTGCTATATCTGATTCGTATTGTTTGATTAATGCTTTATATAGTGGGTTATCTGTTTGATGATTTTTTGCCATGTTCACTCCTTTTCATACTTTATTATAACACATTTTAGTTAGTTTGTAAAGCAGTTATTCTAAACTATATTTTGTTGTAACCACATATTTTCTATTAGGATTTACTGCCACATTTAACATTCTTAATATTTTTCTATTTAACAGTATAGGTGATTTTTCTTTTCTATCATCTAGTAAAAACTCTATGTTTGAATATTCGGAACCAGCAAACTCCATATTTAAATTTACGGCATATCTTTTTTCTGAATAACTATTTAAACCACCAACATCAACATTTACTATTCTATTAATATCACTAGTTATCGTTTTACCATTTAGTTTCCAAGTTATTTTTTTACCGTTAACTTTTAAATCTTCAGCGTGTATTGTTGGAGCAGAAGCACCATTACCAGTATCAAATTTAGCAACTAGTTCGCCAAATGGTTTTATATCAACTATTTCTAAATATCCACATTGTGTAGAAACAGGATATCTAAATGTATCATCAGTAAAATGTTCAATAACTAACTTAACAATATTTCTCTTTGTTGCTTTTTCGATACCCTCAGTACCTGCTGAATGATTTACTTCTAATATATAAGGTGGATCTTTTTTTGAATTTTTTGAAGGTATAAAATCAACAGCAGTAAAAACACCATCAATTGCTTTTGCGGCTAATAAACATTGTTCAATTTCTAATTCTGATAATTCATATTCTTTAACTTCAGCGCCTTGAGAAACATTAGACCTAAAGTCACCTTCAACAACTGACCTTTTCATAGAAGCAATAATCTTACCACCCAAAACTATCACTCGAATGTCTCCGTCAGTTTTAATATATTCTTGAATTAATAAATCAATATCTTCATTTTGTGAATATAACAATTGTATTAAAGATTCTATTTGTCTTTCAGATTCTATAAACAAAACACCAACACCTTTTGATCCTTCTAGTGTTTTCATAATAATAGGATAGGTTGTTTCTAAACTTTCAAATGCTTTTTTCCAGTTATCTTCATTAGGTATAAGTGCTGTTTTAGGTTGTGTTAATCCAAAGTCCATCAACCTAATATAAGACCTATACTTGTCAGATGATATCTCTATTGTATCTCTACTATTAACCATAGTGATACCAGTTTTTTCAAGTCTGGTTATTAAATCTAAATAACTTTTTTTCAACCTAACTGAACCACGAACTATTGCTACAGTATCTAAACGATTTATTTCAAATCCTTTTTCATCGCCTTCGTTAAATATTTTATATACTCCATCTTCATAATTAATAAAAGCACCCTCAACTTGAACTACATAGACTTTGTGTCCTGCTTTTTCACATTCTTCCACAATTCTTCTAGCAGTACGAAATAGTTTTTGATTAGCAGATGCTGGGTCAGCAGAAACAACAAGCACTTTGTACTTATTATTACTTTTGGCTTCAGATATAAATTCTTTAAACTTCGGTGCTCTCATCTTCTACTTTTTTACCTATG